TTATTTGGTGATGGGATCCAGTCGGCCTTTCAGGGCGGTTGATGCGCGGCCTTTACTGGTCATGTCGCCTGCTGTATCCGGTGCGCTGGTTGGTGCGCCTGTCTCTGGGCTTGTGTGTTTGTGGGTGGCGCAGGTGTCGGCCAGCTCTGTGACCACTAGCATCAGTTCACTTAGCAGTTTAAGCACGTTCTCACCGTCTGAGCCTATCCACGTTTTGGGGGCACGGTGGTCTTGTTCTGTGCTCGCGCGCACTTCTCTCAGGTCACAATGAAGCTGGGCCAGCTTGTCGGTGATGTCTCTGAAATTCCCCTGTTCATCTACGTGCTGATAAACCCCTGGGCGCTGTTGGTATCGGCTTTCACCTGCGTTAATGGCGGGCAGTTTCCAGCCGAGCGGCAGCACGGTGCGAATGAAAGGTTTATCCGGTTCACCGTTGAAAAAGGCCACTTCAACGATGGCGCCAATGGCGGGCGGCTCTAACCTTCCGGCGTGTTCGCCGATACCTGGCACGGGCAATGGCACGGCCTGAAAGGTCGGCATGTCTTCACGCTCTATGAAGTTGCTGTCCAGCAGTTTCACGTCTGCGGCGTAGTGCGGATAAAAGCGATCGGATAAATCGCCTTCGCTTGGCAATTCTGTCAGGGCCACCACTTTGGCGGCGTGTGGCAGGTGCCAGTTGCCTGTGAACTCGGGGAACAGGCGATACATGATGCGCTGTAGGGTTTTCACGTCCATTCGAGGGTGGTCTCTGTGCCGGTATGTTCAACGGTTGCCAGCCTGCGGCCATTCACCACCACGCCCGGTTTCAGGTGCGGAATGCAAGGCAGGGTGGTTTTTTTCAGTGCCTGGTGCGGGTTCATGATTTGCGTTGGTAGTTCAACGGGTTTGTCTGCCCAGTAAGAATCCGCCCAGCTTCCCACATAAATTTTGCCATCGCCTTGTTGCTGCCAGATGCAATCAGGAATGCTGAATGCCTGGCCGATTGCCTCTAACAGGCGATAGCCGTTCCCTGTTGAGTAAAAGCAGGGGATGGCGGTCTGGCTGTAGGCTTTTTCAGGAAAGACGAACTGCAGCCCGGTTTGCTGTGACAGGTTACTGAGTACGCCCGCCAGATTGGGGTGGCGCATCACCACATGCCAGGGGTGATACAGCACGGCAGCGAGTTCACGGCAGAAGATTTGCACATAACCGGGTTTGCCCGGCGACACGCGCTCAATGTAGCCGGTGAAGACGCGCTTAACCGAATCCCCCCATCCCAGCTCAATGGCGACGAGCTGATGCGGGTCGGCATCGCCTTTGATAGTAAGTTGCGCCCGCCCCGGTGCGTTATCAGAAAAGGTCTGCCGGTGCTGGCTGACGTCCGTTAATGTGTTGCCTTTCCAGCATTGGATACGAAATTTTGCGTTATTCATGCCAGTGCCTTTTCTACCGCATGTAGCACGCTCATCGCCAAACTCATTTCCACGTCGGTGTCCGGTGGCACCTCAGCAGAAGCGGTCGGCGGCGCGGCCGGTGTCGTCACGCCTGCGGCTTTTTGCTGTGCCGCTGGCCTGGGCGGTTCGCGCTTTTCGGTGCGCTCTGCCACGCTGAGGTGTTCGACCAGTTCAAAGGCAATTTGCCACTGGCGCAGCTGGGCATCTTCCTGCGCGGTCACGGTGCCCTGAAATTTCACCTGGCTGATTTTCAGCGCTTCCGCGGTACGGTTGGCAATCCGGTACGTCACGCGGGCGCTGTTGTCTTTGGCGCGGGCAAGGGTATACAGGCGGTTGAGGTCTTTGGCTTGCCTGAATGGCAGGGTGCCCGTCACCACCAACACCGTGGCTTTGTCGCCGGTTTCGGCCTGGTCGGTGGCGGCAGAGCTGCCGGACATATCCTGCCCGGCAAGTTGCTGGCGCGCGGTGACGTTTACGCCTTTGAGCGGGATGGGTGTCGCAGACAGGGTGAGCATTTAGGCGGCCTCTGGCGGTGTCGGCCAGGGATGATCGGCTTTGATTTTCTGCACCGCCGCATCGGCCTGTAAGGCGTATTCTTCGGCCTCGACCTCCCGCCCTTGCCGTGTTAACCGGTGTGCTTCCATATACAGCGGGTCAGAAATCCGGCCATAAGCCGCCCGGCGTTGGTCCGTGATGGCGGCAACCTGGTGTTGGTACTGGTTGGTTTCATTGGTCACCCACGCGTCCAATGCCGGATCCCATTCGTCAAAGCGGGTTTGGGGCTTAACCAACGTATAGTCGTCTGTTACTTCGCTGGCATCACTGAACACATTTTCAGCCTGCGTTGCTTTGTGATAGGCCGTCACTTCAATGGGTTTGGCTTCAACCAGCCAGGTCTGGCTTTCGAGATCAGCGCGGCATTGCTGGGTTTCCGTATCATGCGCCGGTACCGGCGCCCACAACGCAAATTTGGGCTTGATGTAGTCGGGATACCCGGCAATCCGTGCAACCGGCACTGCACCAGTAAAAATCAAGGTTTGAGGGTGAAATGCGTAGGCGGTTTTCATGCGGCTGCGCCTCCGTTGTGGCCCCGGTGGATAAATGCGGCGAGGTTGAGGGTTTTGGGGCGGTTTTCGTCGCCACCAAACGGTGTGGTATCGCGCTGTTGGTTTCCTGAAGAATTAAAACGACTCACCGTCACGGTCGTGCCAGACTGAACGGTGATGTTTGTATATTCCAGCGCATGATGGTGTGCCTTAATTTGCTCTTCCTGTGTTGCTCCCTGTGCCACCCCTTCTGGCGCCCCACGCAGGAAGGTCCCCAAATGCAAATCCGGCGGGGTAAAGGTCGAAACACCATCACCATCGCCATACTTTCCTGCGTATTGGAACGGGTCGGCCTCTTTGAGCGCCTGGGATACCACTAGCCCGTTGTCTACCGCGTGTTGCCAAAGAATCGCATCTATGTCGCGGGAAAGGTCAACATCGCCACGCGCAGGCACCTGCCACGGCTTGGGTGTTGCGCTGAACGCGTATTCAGGATCGCCAACCTTACCGCGCAGTATCCTGGCTTCAAGAGCGGCGAGCTCCGCGTTCATCTTGCCGCTGACACGCAAATCCACCACGGAACCATCCGCCTTAATGTGGCATAGCTCTGCCACGTAATGGTTGCGGCCCTCACTGTCGGTGTAGTCGGTGAATGCGTCATTGGTGGCTGTCACCTGGAGCAGGTTTTCATGCGCGGAAAGCGCGGTGCCGTCGCGGTAGGCATCCAGCCATAAGGTGATCGGCTTGTCAGAGACGGTTTGCACCATTTGCGCAGCTGATTGCACGCGCAGTCCGCCGAGGTAAACCACCCCCGGTGCAATCAGATACTTGGTTTGGTCAACGTTGTGGCGGGTGACAGCAAAGCCATCAATAAACGCCGTGTGGCCGTAGTTATCGAGGCCGTGCAGGCGGTGGTCTTCGTCCATGCCGTTCAGACGGGCCTGATAATCAATCTGCCAGGTGGCCGCATCCACCGTGACGTGCGCGGCGTCGGCGGCACCGTCGAACTGCATCAGCATGGATTTGGTCAGGGCCATGCCGGTTTCTTTGGTTTCGGTGGCCTTATACACCACCATGGCGCAACTGTTCGGCACCTGCGTGTCACGCAAAAACATGGCATTGAACGTAAACGGTGCCGTGCTGCCGGGGATCACCACCGAATACACCACCGCGTTACTGCCGGATTTACCGGTTTGGTCAACGGCCTGTTGGTGAACCCACTGGCCTTGCGGCGGCAGGGTTACTGTGCGGTCAATTGGCTGGCTTAAATCCAGATCCGGGATCAGGGCAAAAATGATTTCGTTCAGATCCGTCGGCTGACCGAGCGACACCTTGTTTTGCAGGTATTGTTCAAACTGTAACGGGATAACCGTCTGGCTCATGGTTAACGCTCCCCTGTCCTTATGGTTTGCGCGTCATCGACGCAATAAACATCTGTTGGTTGTGCTCGATGCGCTGTTGACGCACCGCCACACGGGTGTTGTTGCAGGCGCTGGCTTTTGCCAGCGCAAAGCGATGGCCGAATGCGGCGCAATGCATGTGCAAGGTGGCCGGGTATGTGACATTGAACCGGTAACGGCGGCAGGTTCTGCCGTACTGGCGGATCATGGCATTCATCAGCCAGTTCTTTTGCGCCAAATCGCCGTCAGCGGTTTCAATCGTGACCACGTCCCATTGCACCGGATCTTCACGCTCGTGGATGTCCATCCAGTCAATCCCAAGCCTGGCGAACATGTTTTTGAACCCCCGCGTTTCACCGGCATGGCGGGCAAAGGTATAGGCGTTCGCCACCCGAATGCGAAAAATCCTTTCATCTTCACGTTCCAGCGGGGAAATATCCCGCTCCCACGCCATCAGCTTCACGATCCCCAAAGGCGCGGTAAGCGCATCAAACTGGGTAAGGGGCAGGCGCAATGCGGCATCCACTTTTCGCCAGTAACTGCGCAACGCGCGGGCAAATTTCACCAGTTCACTGCCTTCGCGTCCCATCCAATACTTAAAATTAATGTCTGGCAGCGTCATGGTTTAGCCCTGCATTGCCACGGTCAGTGAAGACAAACGCGGAATGGTCAGGTGGCTGACAATATCGGCCTGATCAAATTTCACCGACTCCAGCCCCGGCAACAGCGCGTGCAATTCCCCTTCGAGGCGGGAAAAGCTGAAACGGCCAATGGGCTGGGTGCGGGTCACGGTGTAATCGAGGTTTTCACGGAATGCCGATTCGGTGATGAGTGCCACCTCGGCGTTCAGCACTTCGCGCTCTGCATCGGTCAGCTCAGGTTTCGGCCACACCGACACCGTGATGTCATGGTGGGTTTCCGGCATGGCTGTCACCTGCACATCATCACCATGGCCGTGCAGTTCCCTGTCTGTGATGCGCTGTTGCAAATCCGCAATCAGTGAGGGGGCCGGGTTGCCGGTGTCTAACAGGATAAGGGCATTGGCGGTGCCGGGGCCGCGCGGGGCGTTGTGTTCGAAAAACACGTTATCGTTTTGAATGCCTTCCGCCTGGGTCAGGATGGCGCGATAGGTGGCATCAATATGCCATTGGTTCACCGCAGACCACTGGTTGCGCACGCGCAAACGCAGTTCGTCTTCGTCTTCTTCATCGGCGCCCGCCACCATCAGCCAGTCTTCTTCATGGGTGGCGGCCGCAATACCTGACGGCATGATCGGCAACACCCGGTAATATCCCGCGCCAAGGTTATAGGCGGCCCCTGCGTGCTCAGCCTCCACAACGGCGTCCACCGTTGTGGCGTTTTCCGGCATCACGGTGTCTTCCAGTACCTGGACACGGTAGATATTGCCGTTAATGACCTCGGTCTGAACCCAGGTGCCCGCCGGGATCAGCAGCGCAGGCCCTTGCCGTGCCGCCCGCAAAAAGACCATGTTGCCCTTGGCCTTGCTGGCAGGCTTGGGCGCCACATTCACTTCCCAGGCTTTTTGCTTCAGGAATGCGCCCGAGGCCGTTGCCAGAAACAGGTTCGGCATGATGTGTTTGACCAACAATCCGTTAATCAGCCACGTGGTGCAGACAATCACCGCCTGTTCGACCATGCGCCAGAAGGGAGAAAAGCGGCTGTCGTTGTTGATCACGCTGCCTTCTTTTTCCATTTCCGCTTTCAATACCGCTTTCCAGCCAGCCGAGTCGGTGGGAATGCCTGCGTCTTTGACGATTTGCTCATAATCCGGCGTTGGAATCTCAGCCATTGTTCACCTCAAGTTTCAACGCGCCGAACTCGCGGGTGTCGGCAAAAATCCAGATGTGTCCCAGCCTGGGCTCTTCCAATGTCACTGTGCCGGGGACCAGTCGTGTTTCTTCTTCCACCAACAGTTCGATTTGCTTTTTAATGTCGGCACGGCCAGACGGAGAATTTTCACCCACTAGGGCCACGGCCAAGCCGCTTTCGATAATCGCGTGCTTGATGTCTTGCGCAATCACGGCGCGGTCTTGAATCAAGATCGGGTTGCGGCCGTCATCCAGCACCACATCGCCGTTTTCAATCAAAATGTCTTGGTAGCGATAACTCATGGCGCGGCCATCTCCAGTTCGTGTGCCAAGTCTTGCGGGTTGTTCATTTGCTGCGGATAAATGTTGATTCCGCCGTAGTGATTGGTTCGCCCTTGGTTGTAGGTCGCCATTTGACGCGCCACGCCGCCTTGCTGCACTCGCGCACGTGGGGTGGCTTGTTGCACCGCTTCAATCTTTTGCCCTGGGGCGTCGTCGTCTCCGAAACCGGGGATCCAGTCGACCAGCCCTTTCACCGATTCCATGGCTGCATTGAATCCGCTGTTCAGCCATTCAAACAGGCTGCCGAATACCGCTTTCAGTTCGTCGCCAACGGCAAACAGGCCATCAAAGGCGGTGAAGTCAGTGAACCCGCTGATTACCCATTGCCAGCCACCATAGATAGCCTGGAAAGCGGCGCGAAACGGGGCGGAAAGCAGGGTAATGGCATCAAACCAGGCGGTGTCTCCAAAGCTGGCTTTCAGATCATCCCAGTAGTAAGTCAGCGCACCGATGGCCGCGACTGCCGCTACACATGCACCGACAACCAGAATGATTGGGTTGGCTGCAATCACAATGTTCAGGGCCAGCATTGCGCCTTTGGCAAAGGCCAGCGTTTTGGAAAGCGCACCGAATGCGAAGGTCACGACTTTGAGCAAGGGTGCACCGAGCGACACGGTTGCCCACAGCATTTTGCAGGCACCTGTCAGCATGGTGAGCATACCGCCAGCAGCGACAAGGCCAAAGAAACCCAGCCCCACATAACCCAGCCACTTAGTGATGTTCGGGAATAGCTTGGTCCATTCCACCAACTGCATGGCACCGTCTGCCAGGCTTTGAACCATAGGCAGCAAGGCGGGCAACAGCGCTGAACCTATCGCCGCACGAATGGCGAAAATGCCCGATCCCATGCGCTCCCATTGATCAGTCATTGCCGCTGCCATCTGTTCGGCCACATCCAGCCCTTGCACCTTGCCGAGCTGGTCAATTGACCCTGCCAAGCCTTCGGTGTTTGCCATTAGAAGCTGGATCATTCCCACCGCTTCTTGCGAGCCGAACGCCTTGGAAAGCTCTGCCGATTCTGCCACCGAAATGGTGTCACCAAAGCGTCCTTTCAGACTGTCGAGAATATCGACAATCGGCAGCAGTTGGCCTTGCGAGTCAGTGAATGACAGGTTCAGCGCATCTTGCGCTTTTGCCGCACCGGCAAGGAAAGCGCGGTATTTGGTGCCCGCCTCGCTGCCGCTCATGGTGGCTTGCAGCGTACCGAGGATCGCCATTTGTTCGGTCATGCCCACGCCAACCGAAGTGGCTGACGCCCCCACAGAGGTAAACGCCGCACTCATTTCCGCACCCGTGGTTTTGAACATCTGCACCGCTTTGGCGGTTTGACCGCCCAGCATGTTTACCCAGTCGGCTTTGCCCATCTCATTGGCTGCGTTCTGGAAAATGCCGTACATGGTGCCGACATAACCGGTGATGGTGGCAGTATCCGCTTTGGTTGCCGCCGCCAGCACGCCGGATGCGCGGGTGAACTCGGACAGCTCGTTGCCTGCCAAGCCACCAATGGCCGATTGAATATCGTAAGAAGCCGACACGAATTCCGACGCCGACTTTCCATATTCCACCGAGAATGACAGTGCGGTTTCTGCCAGGTCTTTTAACTGCGCATCTGCTACCCCGAGTGATTTCACCTCACCCAGTGCGCGGTCCATATCAATGGCCGGTTGCAATGCCTGTTGCAGGGCAATACCTGCACCCGCCACGCCTGCGGCACCCGCCACCATGGTGTGGGAGCCGTCGCGGTACTGTTTTGCCATATCACCGAATTGCCGTTGGATGTTGCCAAGCGGCTTGCTGATTTGGTCAATCAGGCCAACGGTGAAGCGTAGCGGTTCAGGTAGTGACATTCGTTATCCTGCAAAGGCTTTGGCGGTGCCGTTTGTCATGGCCGCGCTCATGTTTTCCCAATATTGCTTTTCGAGAACCAAAGCTCGGGCGATGTTTATTTCCGTGTCCGGTTCGTGGGGTAGCCACTTACGGCGCAGTGCGTACATCTGGAGTAAGTCGCTGCATTCGAGCGACTTCACCAGGGCATTTATTTTTTTACGGTGATCGCCACCTTCGGGGCGTACTCGCCAACGATGGAACCGGCGACCTGCAACATGGCGCCGGGGTTGGCTTCATCCAGCTGGCGCAGCGCGTCTTTGGCGTCGTCCCCGTCGGCGCATTGCATCACAAAGTTGTGGGCCGATTCGGTCAGTTCACCCCGCGCCATGGCCCCGATGTATTCGCCGTACAGCTCAGGCGTGGGGGTGAAGGTGATGTCAGTGCCTGCAATGGTTAACACTATCGCTTTGTTCATGATGTTCGCTCTCTGTCTAACTTGGTTTCCAGACGGTCAAACCGTCCGTTGATGGATGCTTTCAGATCGTCCACCGCTTCACGCAGTTCGTGTTTGGTGGCGTACTTTTCCGCCACCTCGGCGCGTTGCTCCATAATGGCCAGTTCGTTTTTATGGGTGCGCTGTTCCAGCTCTTTGGCGGTCACGGCAGATTTCTCTGCGCGGGTGTAGACGAAACCAATCAAGCCCAAAAGAAACGTTGCGATTGCCAACCACACGCGCAAATCGTCCATTTAGCCCCCTTTTACGGCCTGCTTCAGGCCACCAAGGATGCCCGCAGGGGCCATTCCCTTTGCCACCTGCTTGTCCTGGCTGCGCTTGTGAATGCTGATGCCGAGTACCGCCAGCGCAACACTGAACAGCGGGGTTAAGGCCACCACGGCATTGATCACCGCAGCGGCCTGCGCCGGATGGAATACCAAGGCAAACGCCACGCCGAAGAACAGCAGCACCCACGCCAGACACATGGCATAACCAAAAGTGGGCCGCCAGCGGCGCACAAACGCATCATTGCTTGCCAGCTCTGCTTGCATCACCCTGGTTTGCTCGGTGATCGCCAGCTTGCGTTCCTCGCTTTCGAGCTTGGCATGTTCAAACGCCAGCTTTTGCAGTTCCTGCTCGTGGGTGAATTCCAGCTCTTGCACTTTCAGCAGGGCATCTGGGTTGGTTGCCAGTTCCAGCTCAATCGCCTGCGCTGAGTTTTCAACGCCCAACTTGCTGGCAACCATTGCGCCTACGCTGGCCCCAACGGGGCCGCCTATCACCGTGCCAATCAATGGCGCAGCGTTTCCAATCAATCCTTTCACCTTGTCCCACATGGCCCTAGTCCTTTTTGATGGTGAGCGTGGCGGGCTCGCCGCCGAGTTCAGTCATCAGCGAGTCAAACGCCGCGGTGGATTGCATCACCGCCCACTCGCCGTGCAGCTCACCAAAGTGAACCCCCGGTGCCAAACAGCCTTGCAACTGGCCTGGCGTATTGGCTTTGTGGATCAGAATGTGGGTGCGGATCCCCTCCCAGCGGCCTACACCGAGCTCCGGCGCTTCCAGTGCGTAACACACACCAAACTTGGGCGAGTTGTGCGGCAGCAGGTGATAAGTGCCTTCCGGCACACATGAGCGGCTTTTGGCGTTGTTCAGCCAAGGACGCTCTGCCATCACACACACCTGTGAACCGTCTTCACGGTGCAGGGTGCCGAAGGTGCCGTCTTGGAAGTAGCGGCGCGTTAACACGAAATGTTTCAACGTCGTCCCCTCCGTTCAATCACTTGCTGGCAGTCCACGCAGGTGCAGCAGTGGGGTAAACAGTGTCGGCGGACGGCGTGGATTTCCTCGCCGCATTCAACGCAATGCGTTTCGCCGTTCGGGTGCTGGCGTTTTTGCAAGGCCGAGGCTGCCAGCTGGTTCGCCAATGCCACTTCGGTCTGTTTGGCTTCGATATCCGTTGCACTGTCGATAAAATCCGGCATGGTGACTACCTGATGATGTCGACGGTTTCTTCACGCGCCAGATACGGCACGCCGTTAATGCTGACAAAATCCGGATCGGTGACATCAAACGGAATTGTGTGCATCAGGGCGCTGCCGCCGTTGCTGTCGGCATCAATCAGGCTGGCAATTTTCAGCTTGATGCCGAACATCTCCACTTTCAGCTCGTCGCGGTCGGTTTTGCCAAACCCCATGGCATCAAACGGTTGAATGCCTCGGAATGAACCGGCACGCTGTGCCACTTTCATCAGCAGGTTGAAATTACTGGTGTTCAGCTCCAGTTCGCCGCTGGCTTCCACATCGCCTTCCACGTAGCCATCCGGCACGCCGTTGGTTTTGGTCACGGTGGTGTTGTCGGTGATGTCCAGCGTCCACTTCTGTGCATTCAGCTTCAGGCCGTCCATCATGAATTTGAGGTTCTTACCGGAAATACGCATGGGTTACGCCTCCGCCTGGTTGGAAAGGTCAAGCGCGATATTCACCTGAATGTGTTTCGGGCAGTTGTGCGGGGTGACCACCAACCCAATCGCCACCTGGGTTTTGCTCATCCACTGAATGGTTACGTCCCCGTCTTCTGGCGGCATGATTTCGCCAGGGAACTGAATGTCGCCAACCTGAATGCCCTTGCTCATGTCGCGCATGTCTTTGGCGAAATACTGCTTGTTCATCTCGATAGACTCCGGCGTGGAGTTCAGGATTTTGTCGGCAATGCGGCGAATGGCTTTGATGCGCACACGGCGGTTCAGCTTGTGCACCGGACGGATATATTCCAGAAACTGGTAATCACCGCCTTTGGCTTCCAGTGTGGCGGCATCGGCCCAGTAAATGCCCTCATAGTCGGCATACCACTGCGGCACGCTCAGGCGTTCACGGGAAAGCGCGCCCAACGTTGCCAGCCCCAGCGGTTTGCCTGCACTGTCTAGTGGGGTATCGCCCAAATCCAGCACAGGGCCGGTTGCTACTCGCATGGGGGTGTCGGCAAGGGTGACGCTGCGGTTACACAAGCGGCCTGCCAGCACACCCGCGTTATTGCCATGAAGCTGGGGCACAGCCACCACCATGTTGGCGGCCACGCCCGTTTGCAGGGCAATGGTGGCGGTTTCGTATTCAGACCAGGTTTGCAATGCAGGGTCGATACCCGGCACCGCCGCAATAAAGAAGCACCAGCGGCCCAGCTTGTTGGTCAGCTCCACTGTTACCGCTTGCATGGCGTCGAATTCGGCCTTGTCTGTGGTGTCATCGATGACCGCCACGGCCTCGAATGAACCGGACTCGTTGGCGATGTCCACCGCCTCTGCCCAGGTGAGCACACCGTCAAGGCCGACGATTTCCGCCGTCCAGTTCTGGCCGCCGTTCACCTGCGCCGCTTTCACGTTCGCCGCCAGTGCATCGTCTGGCTGTTCGCCATTTAGAAACAGCTCGTCAAGGTCGGTGGTTGCATCAATGCGGGTGACGGTGCCTTGCAGTGCTGCTTTGGCGGTGGTGCCGATGAACAGGAAATGCCGTTCAATTTCGGGGATCCCGCCCTGTCCAAGGTTGAGGTTGTTGACCTCGACTTGTCCCAATGCCATTGTTATTTCCTTTTCTGTGCCTGCCCGAAAATCTTCACAAGCTGGCGGTTAACGTCGGTGTGTTTGCTACCTAAAATCTGGCGTTCGGCCAGTGGAATGTCCCACGCGGTTTGCTGGGGCTTATCGCTCATCACCCGGATGATTAACCCCGCTTTCCCCTGACTCAGGTTTTCCATAATCCATTTGAGAGAGGGCTTTTTCGGCTTGCTCTTTTTGCTTTTGCCTTTCGTTACTTCAAAGCCCAGCTCCCTCAGCTTTCTGGCCTGCCCCTTGGTTGCAGGCGCTTTGTCGTCGGGTTTTCCCCAACGCTTTTCCATTTGCCTTGCTGTCATCCGTTGGGTCTGGCCGATGTGGTGCCTTGCCGCTGTACGGGCGGTTTGCTTGTTGCGCCAGGTGAGGTCTAACACCTTGGCGCCGTTTTTTACGTAGGGCTCTACCCCCTTTGCCATGCGGCGGAACATCTTTTTGCGGCCTTTCTTGCGGGGGGCTAAACCCCTGCCGTGCATGTCCTTTTGCTGGCGGATGCGCTTGCGCACATTCTGTTTTTCCCAGCGCCCCAGCGTTTTTAAAATCCAGAACCGCTTTTTGGGTGGCAGTGCCAGCAGGGCCAGTTTTTCCTGAAAGTTCAGCGCATCACGCGCGCTTAACTTAACCGTCGGTGGCATGGCTGATTTCCGCCTCTTCGGCCGTATCTACCGGCACGGTCTGCACGCGGTATTGCATGCCCTGGTAGTGGATCAGTCCCGCGTCGTCGGGGATCATTTCAATCGGCTCTGACAGTTCGAGCTCAATGGTGACGTCCACCGTGTCATCGTCGAGAATATCTATCGCCAGTGTGGGGTCTTGCAGCTCAAGATCTGCGCGTTCGGTGTCGAACTCGCTGATCCAACAGGCCACCGCAGCGAGCAAATAGCGCGGGTCTAACAGGTGATGCGGAAACCCTTCAATGCTGATCACGGCGTTGTACTGCCATTCGGCGATGCGAATGCCGTGGCCCCGGTCATCGCCATTGATGACGATTTTTGCGTTTTCCTGCCAGGCATCGATGTTGTTATCCAGCACACGGGTATTGAGGGCCTTCACCACGTATTCGGTGAGGTGCTGCAGCTTGGTTTGGGTGTAAGCCTCAGCCATTAGATAAGCCCTATGCCGTTAGGGCTTTCGCCCTTGATTTGGGCAATGTCCCGCGTGGATTGGGCGCGGAACCGGTCGCCCTGTTCGCCGGCATCTTCTGCCGTGTTTTCGGCTTCATCGCGGCGGTTCTGGGTGGCGAACTCTGGCAACAAATCGGCATGTGCCAGTGCGTACACCGCCCGTTTATACAGCGCGAGCTTTGCGCCTGTTAATGCTTCTGGCTCAATGCCTGTCAGTTGGCCTTGCACGTTGTCAGCGGCGATTTCAATCGCCATTGCCACACTGCTTTCGTCAAACACATGCGGGATACGGCGCACCTGACGAAACTCAGCGGTGGATACATCCGGCCAGCCGCTCCCCGCAATGAGGGTGTTATGGGTGCCTGGTGCCTTGCCGCTAAAGCTCATGCTCGTTCCTCAATAAGTGCGCTTTTGCCCACTGGGTCGACGGTATTGGGTTAGCGTTACCGCTGCCCACCTCGCCAGCCAAAGCGCATGGGGGGGTGGAGCCGGTTATAAATTCGTGCCTTCGGTCAACGCACGGATGCGTGCCGGAATGCGGTTTTTGATCAAATCGCCCACGCCGATTTTTGGATGCAGGTCGTGAGCTTGGGTGAGCATGGCCAGTGCCTTTTCAAGCGTTTCCACGCTGCCGACACTGGGCACATTCACGTTGCCTTTTTCATCGCGCAGCAGGTATTGGCCGCCGAGTTTGTACAGCCTGGCGCTGACCTTCTCGAACACGCGCCATTCACCGCGTTGAATGCGTGCCATCACCTGGCTGAAATACGGGTCAATCGCATTGCCCTGTTTCACCTGCTCGTCAGCCCAGTTGAACACCGCATCGGCGCAGAAGGTTTGCCAGTCACGCCTGAAGCGCTCTGGCGTGGGGTGGTTCAGCGCAATGGCTTTCAGCACCCACGCCATGAAGGTGTCCATGTCGCCGGTGTCGTAAAACCAGATCACCATGTCAGAGAAAACCGGGTTTTCTCCCGCCGCGCCGCTTGCCAGCCACGCGTCCACCTGCGGGCGGTATTTCGGAATGAGAACCGAACGCTTGTGCGCAATTTTGTCTGAAATCGCGTTGAAGCCGCTCAGCACCTTGCGGTCTGCGTCGAGCTCAATGCGTTGCAGTTCGAGAGCGTCTGGGTTAACCGCCGCGGTAACAGGCGGGGGTTTCCCCGCCGCCAGCGCCTGACGTTTCGCCCGGATGGCTTTCTGGAATGGACTCGTCATGCGCGTACCCTTATGCGATGGCAACGGCGTCGATGGCGGCAAACTTCTGAAAGTTGCCGATTGCGTAGCCTTCGTTACGCAGCCAGGAGTTTTCGAATGCCTTGCGGTCTTCTTCATTTCTGGCCTTACGCCATTGGGTGCCGGTTTGCTGAAGCACTTGCAGGTTGCTCAGTGAGGTTATCCAGATTTGATCTGCCGGGAAGAACGGCGGAATGTAGACCCGCATGCCGCCCACAGACGTCGACAACATTTGCGCGGCGTTGTGTTCGGTCGGCTTATCGGCTTCCCCCATCAGGCGTGATTGCTCACTGGCAACCAGATCGCGGCCAATCAGCACCACCAAATCCGGGTCGTCCACGTGCTCTTCAGCAATCACCGCGTTGCGCAGGTCATTGACCATGGCATCCAGGTTTTTGTGCGACCCCACCACTGTGCCTGTTGGGTCAAGCGTGGCACTTGCCAGCACCTGGCCTGCCGCTTTTTCCTTTACGATGGTCAGCCAGCCTTTGTTGACATCCTGCCCCATCGGGTTGGTTGTCGGGTTGGTGGTTTCCGCGACACTTGTGCCATGAAAGCCCACGCGCAGCATATCCAGCGCAAAATGCCGGGCAATGGCGGCATTCATCAACTTGGTAAATTCCCCCGCCTTACCGGCGTTGGCCCACTGGGAAAGCAGCGACCAGGGGATAGAGGCACACGAATCGGTTTCAACCAGCTCATAGGTATTGCCTTCCACGCCCAGCGCTTTGCGAAAACGGCCCTCTTTCTTACGGCCTGTAAACAGCGCACCGCCACCGACATCGACCACCTGGCCTTTCAGCTGGTCAACCGGCATCACGGAAATCAGCGACAGGAAGGCGACCGAATGCAGCATGGCTTCGCGCAGCCGGGTTTCAATGGGCGGGGAAATGTTGAACAGGGTGTCCAACCTGGCCACGCCCGTTGCCTGCATGACGTTGGCGCAGTATTTGTCGAGGTACTGCGTTGACATTGCGTTCAGCATTTAAAACGCCTCCACGGTGGTGTTGTCGTCTGCCCCTTCACCGCGTGGGCGTTGGTCTGGCGCTTCTTCCAACAGTGTGTTGAATTGGGTTTCCAGGCCGCTGAGCTTGTCTGCCAGCGGTTTGATGGCGTCCGTCACTGCTGCGCTGAATTGCTCAACAGTCGGCGCGGTTGGGGTGTCGCTGCCTTGGTCGCCGCCGGGCTTGGTTTCTTCGCCGTCAGGCGGTGCAGAAAACTGTTGCTCGATGGCGTCCAGGCGTGAGGCGAACGGCTCCAGCGCACCCTCGAGTGCGGCTTTCAGTTGTTCTTCGGTCACGTCGGTGTCCTCGGGTTGGGGGGTGGTGTCAGTCGGTGGTTGGCTGTACTGCGGGAAGTGGGCGGCCATCCCTTTTGCCAGCCACGTGAAGAAGCCCGCGGCTTCGGGGGCTTCCTGTTCGGTGTCGAGGAAAAGCAGCGGCTCTAACTGGCTGACCTCGCGCTCGCAATCTTTGCCGCCCATGGAAAACTTAAGGCGGGTGGTGCCTGTGCTGGCCGGAGAGTCTGTTACTGCCAGGCCCATCAGGTAGCATTTGCCGGTGCCACGATAATCCGGGTTCGGTTCGATAGAGGTAAACAGCTTCTGGCCGTCGTTGTTGGCGTCAATCAGGTAGTGGTTGGCCGTGATTTTGGCCAACAGGCGCAGCTTGCCGTTTTTCTTCTGCGCTTTCAGTTCATCGACAGTGCCCCAGTTTTTGCCTTCAAAGGTGGTCCACTGAGAGCGGTAGTGCTCCGGCCAAATCAGGGCGGCGTACTCGTCAACGGAATAGTGCTCCGCCATGTCGTTAATCCATGACGCCGTGATGGTGCGACCGTCTACGGTGGCGCCTTCTGTTGCGATGATGACCCAGCCACTTTGCTTGCTCATTCGGTTGCCTGTCCCTGCTCTCGTGAATGCCAGTGCGTTCGCATTTACGGGCAAGGTACTGCGTTAAAGGCGGGCTTTCATCCGGTTCCGTTCCTGGAAATTCGGATATAGGAGAAATCCGAATTCATCCGAATTTCAGTTGGATTTTCAGGCCGTTGAAATGCGTAAACTGCGTTCATGGCTTACCCAGTTGAATTGCGGGAAGCGGCCAAAAGGCTGTACTTGCGACGGTACACACCGGACGAAATCCGCGAAGAACTAAACGGGGCGCTGCCGAATACCCGCATCATTTACCACTGGGCGGATAAATACGGCTGGCGTGATGTGCTGCGCGAAGAAGAAGTGGACGACGCCATCGCCCGCCGTGTTGTGCTGTTGACCAACCAGGCGGAGAAATCCCCGGCACAGTTGAAAGAACTCGATATGCTGATTGAAAAGCATGTGAAGCTGAAAAAGCAGCGCCAGCAGGCCGGGCGCAACCCGCCAGCAAATGGAAACGACACTCCCTCACAAGGCAAAGGCAACCGCCCGGAGCGCAGCCGCAGCGAGAAAAAGCCGAAAGGCAAGAAAAGGAAGAATGATGTTAGCGGGATAACCGCTGATAACTTTGCTGAACTGCACGCCAGCTTCTTCACATACCAGCTGACGATGCGCAAAAACCGGCACCAGCGCATTCGTAACATCCTTAAATCACGCCAGATTGGGGCCACCTATTACTTTGCCTGTGAAGCGCTGGAAGGTGCGGTGCTCACCGGTGATAACCAGGTCTTCCTTTCGGCCTCCCGCGCCCAGGCTGAAATATTCCGCACTTACATCATCAACATTGCGCGTGAGTTCCTGGGTATTGAATTAAGCGGTAACCCGATCATTCTCAGCAACGGCGCTGAACTGCGTTTCTGTTCCACTAACAGCAAAACCGCGCAGGGCTTCCACGGCCATGTGTATGTCGATGAATATTTCTGGATCCCCAAGTTCGACGAGCTGAACAAACTCGCCTCGGCGATGGCGACCCATAAGAAATGGCGCAAGACCTACTTTTCTACCCCTTCGAGTAAAACCCATCAGGCCTACCCCTTCTGGACCGGCGACACCTGGCGCGGCAATACCAACACCCGTGAAAACGTCGAGTTCCCGACATTTGAAGATTTCCGCAACGGCGGCGCACTGTGCCCGGATAAACACTGGCGCTATGTCGTCACCCTTGAAGATGCGGCAGTGGGCGGCTGTGATCTGTTTGATATTGACGAACTGCGCGACGAATACAGCAAGGCCGATTTTGCCAACCTGTTCATGTGCGTGTTTGTCGATGGAAACGCCTCGGTGTTCTCGTTCAGCAAGCTGGAAAAGTGCATGGTGGACGCCAGCAAGTGGAAAGATGTCAAACCCGACGCGGCGCGGCCTTACGCCAACCAGGAAGTGTGGCTGGGGTATGACCCAAGCCGCACACGGGACAACGCCTGCTTGGTGGTAATTGCCCCGCCCAAAACGCATGCTGAAGTGTTCCGGGTGCTGGAAAAGCATTACTGGAAAGGGCTCAACTTCCAGTATCAGGCCAGCCAGATTGATGAGGCGTTCAGCCGCTACAACGTGACCTATATCGGTATTGATACCACGGGCGTGGGCTATGGCGTGTGGGATTTAGTCAGCGCTGCGCATCCGCGTGAAGCAGTGGCGATTCACTACAGCAACGAAAACAAAAACCGCCTGGTGCTGAAAATGATTGATGTGATTGATGCCGGGCGATTGCAGTACGACGCCGAGCACAAAGACATTGCCATGGCGTTTATGGCTATCAAGCGTGTTGCCAGCAACAGCGGCAACATGATGACGTTCAAAGCCGAACGTAGCGACACCACCGGCCATGCCGATGCGTTCTGGGCCATCGCCCATGCGCTGATTAATGAACCGCTGAACACGGCCGACGCACAGCGCGGCAGTTCATACACCTTTGGGAAATAACCATGACCGAGCAATTAACCCGACCCGCCGCCAATGATGACACCACCGACGTGAACGCACCGGCCAGCGCCTACAGCTTCAGCAGCGGCTTTGAAACGGTGGATTCAAACAGCTGGCTGACGGAATACAGCGAACTGGTTTACAACGAGATGGACGATTACTGGGAGCCGCCCATTAATCCTGAAGGCTTGGCGCAACTGGCAAATGCCAACGCCTACCACGGCAGTTTGCTGATTGCCCGCTCCAACTATGTGGCGGGGCGCTTCAAAGGCGGTGGCAATATTCGCCGCCACCTGTTCCAACGGTTTACACGGGATTACACCCAGTTCGGTCACGGTGCCTTGCTGAAACTTCGCGATCGCCTCGGGCGGGTGATTGGTTTTTTCCCGTTGCCGGGCATGTATATCCGCAAACGTCGCAACGGGGATGTGTGGTTGCTGGAACGTGACGATAAAAAGCGCCTGTACAAAGCCAAAGATGTGATTTGGCTGGCGCAATATGACCCAAAACAACAGGTGTATGGCCTGCCGGATTATGTCGGCGGGTTGCAATCTTCCCTGCTGAATAAAGACGCGACCCTGTTCCGACGCCGCTACTACAAGAACGGCGCACACATGGGGTTTATCTTCTACAGCACCGACCCCAAGCTGAAAGATGAAGATGAGAAAATGGTGAAAGAAGCCATCGCCAGTTCTAAAGGCGTGGGCAACTTTCGCAGCATGTACATCAACATTCCCAACGGCCACGAAAAAGGCATTCAGCTTATTCCAGTCGGCGACATTGCCACCAAAGATGAGTTTGAGCGCATCAAGAACATTACCGCCCAGGACATTTTAGTCAGCCACCGCTTCCCACCCGGCAAAGGCGGCATCGTGCCCACCAATACGGCAGGGTTTGGCGACCCGGAAAAAGTGGGCCGCGAATACCTGCGTGATGAAATCATTCCGGTGTGTGAACTGATGATGGATGAAATCAACCATGACCCGGAGATTGCCAGCCGTAGGGAACTGCAGGTGGTGTTTGATTTGGGTTTGCCAGGGTGAGGATTTAGTTTGCGCAAAAGAGCGACTGGAAGCAGTTAACGACAGATATTCACATATGCGCATTATGGTATAATGTCTCACAAATTGGACAGTGATTGCGTGTTGCGTGCAGATAAGCAAGGGGCGGTAGCGTGGGTGGGATGTGCTCCAAAACGTGCTTAAGGAAGGGTTCATAAAGTGCGGATTTTACGAACTAAGAAATTCTTGTCCCTTTTCGTGCCGGCGAAGGAAAACGGAATCTATCTCATCCTGAGAGCGTTCGATGGGGCTTCTAATGCCAATCCTGGGGAGTGTGAAGTACCCCATTTTGTCGTATTTTCTCGTTCTCGATTTTAATACACCTAATAATATAACTGTAAAAAAATAGTTACACTAGAAACTGGCATTCGTTTAACACATAAAAAATCCCAAAGTGGAATGTTTAATCACCCCACTTTGGGGTCTAATAAATTGTTAGGCATTAGAGGTAAATATGTACAATATCGGATTGTTGCAAGCCATATCAGATTGGCAAAGAGGTGGCAACCCTCAGCAAAAGTTAAAACGAGCGAACGCTTTAAAAATTGCTTGTCAGAACTTGCCTGACAGGTTCAAAGTTTTCGATGGAAGTTGCTATAGACAGATTGCTCTTGACCATGGAGCTGTTTGGATGATTGGTACAGAATATAAACTTAATGAAAGCATATCTTCGTGGACGACATCTCTTGAAGTTGCAAAGGTATTTAAAGGTGGAGTTCCTCCACAAGGTTCTGACTATCAGGGAATAATTTTAGAATTAAAAGATAGTGATAGTTATGAGGTCATCGTTAATATTAGTGCTCTATTCAATGATGATGAATTCTGTGAGTACTTAGATAAGCACAAAAAAAACATCGCCTCATATCATCATGGGATAGGAAAATACGGCAATAAGCAACAAGAAGTTGTTGTTGATGTCGACTCGCTTCCATTAAGTTCCTTGATCGCTTGGGGTGGCTACAGTAGTCCGAAGATTGAATTGGCAACAATGTATTTTGGTCATGCACCCGACAGCCTCGAGCTTATTTCATTCGACAATTTGATGAAGCAATCAGGTCTAACAGACGGCGCTTACTGGCTTACAACCCCTGAAGCTGTAGAGCGGGTTTCTGAAAAGCTCAAATGTCATACCCATAGGTTAAAGCCAATCAAAGATTTACAAGATAATGCCTAACATTTTAAGAGTGATTCAGCACGCTTGGCATTTTTGGTTTGAGTTTAGTTCAGTGATAGCGTGCTTCACACCTTAATTGAGTGTTAGGCGTAAAAGAGATCGAGAGACATAGAGATAGATATGGCATTCAAAGATGATAATGGTGGGTTCGCTTTCCAGTGCGATGATGCAAAGTTGTCAATATGTGCGAGCACATGGAATACACGGCTATCCCAGATTGGAAAAATCAGTGGTGCGATTTATATAATTACAAACCGCCCTCCGAACATCGAATATATCTCTAGAATACTGTCCAAAAGGCCGCATGATATATTCATCATTGCCCATAATGATGCAAGATCAAAGGCAATGGAGTTAAAGCAGAGATTTCCAGATGTTCGAATAGCATTACATGCAAATATAAATGCAAAAGCTGTCTTTGTAGCCCCTGAAACTGTTTGGCTTTCAAGTGCCGATTTTGGCGAAACGAAGATGATAGAATCAGCTGTGGGGTTTCATTCTACAACTCTATACAACCGTAGCATTGAATCGTTGTTCAAGCGAGAATGGCTGAATGCACAAGAGCTTTAAGTCTAACAAAAAAATGCAGCGGCCCCATAAAGCCTTCGACTTCTCAGTTCACTGATTTAGGTGTTATATTTTTATTGGAGTAAATAACTTGGCTGTAGCTAGGTCTATATTTAAATATCGAGAGTTTACAAAATCATCAATAGAGTTGCTCGTCAACCAAGAGTTATGGTTTGCCAGGCCAGATACGTTAAATGATCCATTTGAATGTCAAATGATGATGCCTGAAATGTTGGAATCGATTTGGCGTCATCATGAAGTTGAACAAAAAGAGCGAGAAAAAATCAGTCAGTTTCTTACTAAAAGTCTAGATAATGTTGGTATTTGTTCGTTTAGTAAAACGCGTCAAAACCAATTGATGTGGGCACATTATGCGGACGAACATAAAGGGTTTTGTATAGGTTTTTCAAAAAAAGCTTTGATGCAAGATATACATCCTGTGCATTGTGAAAATGTAGAGTATCAAAAAGATTTGCCATATAAAGGCGTGATAGAACGGATTAAGTATTTTGAAAATCGCCCTTTATCAGAAATACCATTTCATAATTCTTCCTATTCAATAGCGAGTGATATCTTAAGTTCTTCTATTGGTATAAAGTATACTAATTGGAGTTATGAAAAAGAGGTTCGTCTAGTAAAAACGAAGTTTGGTGCATATAAATTTCATCCATCCTCGGTTGTGTCAATTGCATTTGGTTTAAGAATGAGTGAAGGAAATAAAGCCACGTTAAGGAAGCTACTTTCAGGACCCGAGTGGTCTCATGTCTTGTGGTTTCAAGCACAAAAAATGCCTGACAAATTCGGCTTAGAGTTTTTAAAAATATAACAAATTAGAATAGTTATCGCGAAGCCGACACTTTATTTGGGTGTTGAACAAACCCATATCTACTTTATCAAGTAAATTGCTCGGATGAACAGAGGAAGGCAGCTCCCGTATCACTGAATGACAAGCGAGCGCAGCCATAGTTTTAGTGATCCGAATTTGACGGTTTAGAGCACTAACCCTAAGTCGTTTCTGTCCATACTCATGTTAGGCCGACTTAGTCTGGCACGTTCCTCCCCCAAAATTGCGTAGCTCAACAATCTTGACTTGTTTCTTTCAACATTGATTGATCTACTTTTTCCAATGATTAACTATGTGTTCAGTTTACTATGATATGCTAGTCAGAGAAGACCTAATTTTGAACCAAAGTGTGGCTTTACTGTTCTACTGAAGCCTTCAATATTCATTGAAAATGGTATCGTTCAATATTTTTTAATACTTAAACATGGTAGAGAAAAATTGATTAAGATAGACTGGGAAGTATTTAAAGCAAAGTTTTCAACAAATCCACAAGACGCTTTTGAATGGATGTGTTATCTCCTTTTTTGCAATGAATTTCAAGTGAAAACTGGAATTTTTCGATATAAAAATCAATCAGCAATAGAAACCAATCCAATTTACCAAGATGGAATTAATGTTGGTTGGCAAGCCAAGTTTTATGAAACTGCACTATCCAGCCATAAAAATGATATTTTAGAAACAATCAAAAAAGCGAAACGTGATTATCCTGATTTAAATAAAATAATTTTTTACACAAATTCAGAATGGGGTCAAAATAAAGGAAAAGAACCAAAAGGAAAAATAGAGTTAGAAGAAAAGGCAAAAGAAAACAACTTAGAAATTGATTGGAGATGCTGTAGCTTTTTCGAGTCTCCGTTTGTTGTAGATGATTGCAGTCGGATTTCTACGTATTTCTTCACTCAATCTGATAATTTATTTGAACTATTGAGTTCATTTGAGTCTCATACAGATGCAATTCTAGGTGATATTGAAACTACTATAACTTTTGGCGAAGAAAAAGTTTCAATTAATCGATTTGAGATCATTTCCGAAATCAAAAATTCAGTTTCTAATGCGCTAATTATAAGTGGTGAAGGTGGTACAGGAAAAACCGCCTTGATAAAAGAGCTATATGAAGATAAAAGAGAGAATGATGCGTTTTATGTCCATAAAGCGACAGAGTTCTCTGTTAGCAGTTTGAAAGAATTTTTATCAGGTGTCTTTTTAAAGGATTTTATTGATGCTCATGAAGGGGCTGACAATAAAATAGTTGTTATTGATTCCGCGGAACACTTGCTTACTCTAGAAAATACAGATCCCATTAAAGAGTATCTATCCACCCTAATCAAAAGTGGATGGAAGGTGTGGTTTACCACGAGAAATAATTACCTAGATGATTTAATTTTTCAACTATATGAAGCGTACAAAATCAGCTTCAACTCTATACACATAGAAAAGTTGGATGGTGATACGTTATTCAAGCTTGCTAAAAAGCATGACTTTATTATCCCTAATGATAAGAAATTTAAAGAACTCATATTGACTCCATTTTATTTGAGAGAATATTTGAAGTATTATCATGACAATAAAGGCACAAGTTACTTTGAATTCAAAGAGTCTCTGTGGCCGAGAGTCATTACAAAAAGATCACCTCAGAGAGAGCGATTTTTTATTCGGCTAGCTGAAGAAAGAGCAAACACTGGAAAATTCTTTGTCATTCCTGATACTAGTTACTCCAATGAAAAAGTAGAAGAAGCCTTAGTATCTGAAGGAATAATCAGTTATGAGCCAAATAGAGGATATTTCATTACTCATGATATTTATGAAGAATGGGCCTTGGAAAAATTTGTTGAAAGTAGCTTTTTATCCTCAGAAAATATGGAAATATTTTTTGATAAAATACAACAATCTTTACCTGTAAGAAGAGTGTTCAGACGGTGGCTATCAGAGAAGCTTAGCAGTAAAAATGAAGATATTAGCTACCTTATCGTAGAAACCTTATCATCTAGTAATATAGCCAAGCTTTGGAAGGATGAAGCGTTAGTTTCTATGCTTCTGTCCGACTACTCTGATTACTTTTTTAACATTAATGAAAATTTATTATTGGAAGATAACTTTAGTCTTCTAAAGCGCATATGCCTATTGATAAGAATAGGAGGCAAGGAGATAGATAATAGTTTTTTCGATAAAATTGGAGTTCGAGAACCAGATATTTTCTCCATGGATTACGTAATAACTAGACCAAAAGGATCTGGATGGAAGTCACTAATTAAGTTTATTTATGAGAATGTCGAAAGTATTGGAATGGAAAATATCAACTTTGTATTACCCGTTCTGTACGACTGGAACAGCCATAATAAGTCTGGAGAAACAACTAAATATGCCAGCCTAGCTTCTCTATCATTTTACAAGTTGATAATAGAAAAAAATATATATATTAGAGATGATAGTTTTTACAAAAAATTGATACTAACGATTTTGTATGGAGTAAGTGAAATCAAAATTGAACTGGAAGCGATCATTGATGAAGTAACTCTAAACAATTGGAAAAGATATAACGACCCATACTACGCTCTGAGTCGGTTTATCTTAACAAAAATGGAATGCTTCAATGTTGCGATGGAGATTCCGGAAAAAGTAATCTCTCTAGCCAAGTGCTTCTGGATGCATGAACCGTCAGCAAGCGACGATTACTATAATTCAATACGAGATATTAACCATGAATTTGGTGTTGAAACTAGACAGAAAGACTATTATCCGGCAAGTGCTTATCAGACTCCCATATACGCTTTGCTGATGGCCGATTTAAAATTAACACTAAACTTCATTATCGACCTAGTAAATTATTCATCAAGAAAATACGCTGAATCTAGCCTTGATAAAGGCCAGATTGAAACTGCAACATTGTTTCTTGATGATGGTAAAAATATTAGTCTACCTATTTCAACTCGTCTTTGGTGCATGTACCGAGGGACACAGGTAAGTCCTCATCTACTTGAATCAATATTAATGTCTCTAGAACGTTTCTTTCTTGAAATAGGAAAAAATATTAAATCAGAAACACTTGAATATTATCTGAATTATATTCTAACAAGAACTAATTCTTCAGCGCTTGTGGCAGTTGTTGCAAGTATAGTATGTGCGTTTTATGAGAAAACATTTAATGTTTTCAAAACTCTATTCAGGACAAAAGAGTTTTTCTTCTATGACTCTTCTCGAATGATATTCGATCAAACACATAAGACTCAACTTACTTTACTAAAAAACTTTAGTTTCAACCGAATGAATGAGCTTCATGAGAATGAAAGAATAAGTGCCTGCGATCTAAAACATAGACAATATTCATTGGAAAACATAGCTCTTCAATATCAGTTCTTTAGAACTGAGGAAGTAAGTGAAGAGGAATCAGAAAAAAGGCTTCATGAAATTTGGAAAATTCTTGATCATCACTACAAAAATTTGCCAGCTAAGGAACACGAAAATGATCAATATAAAACATGGCGTTTATATTTAGCTCGCATGGACAAAAGGAAAATGTCACCAGAAATGAAGGAAGTAGAAAACGGTATAGTAATAGAATTTAATCCGGAAGTTGATCCAGATCTAAAAGAATATAGTGAGACGTCTCAACGCGAAGCAAAAAAGCCTTTTACACATTTAGCTTTAAATAATTGGGCTGATAGTAGGCTATATAATAGAGATAATTACAATAAATATGAGTCCTATGAAAATGATCCATTGACTGCTTTATGTGAGGCAAAAGAAATATGGAATAAAATTTTAGAAGGCAGCACGACAGTGGAATTTCAGTTTGATAGAGCCACACCGTCGTATGTATGCGCTGTGCTGTTACGGGACTTCAAAGAAAAATTAGGAAAAGACGAGCTAAAATTTTGCAAAGAAGTCATATTTGAATATGCAAGCATCATTAACAATGATAATTACATGTATCAGATTGGTGACGGCCTTGTTCCTGCATTATTTGTTCTTCCAAGATTGATAAAAGACTTTCCAAACGAAAGACTTGCTATCAAGCTTATCTTAATTAGAGCTTTAATGAGGGATGATTCTCTATCAATAATGGGAATGGATAAAATAAGTTCAGTAGCTATTCAAGCTGTTCAACACTTATGGAAAGATGAACCTGAGTTCATGAAGTCGCTGTACATTGGGTATCTGGTAGTTGCTCAAAAATATAGAGATTTTCAGGTTCGTTTTAGACAAGAGGCATATAAAAAGAAAAAGTATGACATTGATAAAAATGACTTTGAACAGAAATTGTTTAAAGAACTAGAGAATGTAGTAAAGAGTATTGAAGATGAAACCATCAAGGATTCCGCAATAAACAATATTGAAAAAATAGATAACGACATATTGATAACTGCTTTTCAGCTTGTGCCATTAGATGGCATACTCAAAAAATCAGTGCCCTTTATTGAAGAAATTATTAGAAAAATTTCACAGCAATTACTTTCACATGATAAGGAAGACCATCTTGATTATGCTTTCAAACATGACTTTTTAAAGCACTATGCTCGTTTTGTTCTTCATCTAGATAATGGTGAAAAGGATAGATACCTGAAATATTTCACCAATAATTTCACTTTAAACAAAGGTGCGGCAGATTTATTAAATGAATTTGTTTGCGCTGAAGACTCGCTGAACATGCCGGACTCATTTTGGTATATATGGAACCGATTTAAAGGCTGCGTCGTTGATTCAATTAGTAGTCAAGATTGGCGGCATGATAAAGAGTGCGTAATCGAATCATTGTTATTTGCAAGAATCCCTTGGAAGGACGACGCGAAGGCTTGGCATACATTTTCGCCGGAGAATAAAGTATTTTTTAATGACCTGAGCGGTAAGATAGGTAATGAACCTTCTTTTATCTATAGTATCAGCAAACTCCTTTGTGGTATTGGAAGTGATTTTTTAGATGATGGTATTTACTGGATTAGTAATGCAATAAAAACTTTTGATATCGATTTGTCGCAAGATAAATCAGGAAACATACTATTTTATTTAGAAAGATATATGAGAAGATATCTATTCAAAAATCATGATCGAGTCAGACAAACACCTAGCTTAAAGGTACAGGTAATGATAGTGTTGGATTTTCTAGTGGAACAATACTCCATTACAGGTTACCTCCTTAGAGAAGATATAGCCTAGGTAATAATCATTGTAGCCAACATATGAATTCTGGTGGGCTAAGCTAAGTCCACCACAAAACCACAGCTAAGATTCCTGAGCTGTATAACAAACGCTTGAGGTTTCTATATACATTTTCTAATCTGTCAGAAATGGATTAGAGTTATGCGCCTAGCTAACTTCTGTCCCAAACTCATTCTGAAATAACCTCTACTCTCTCAGAGCCATCAAAAATAGACAAAAAGTAACCTCACCAACATCGGTTGGTGAGGTATTCGCCAATCCGTATCATTTTACTGATGCAGATAAACTTAAAAGAGTGAATCAACCCGATGAAATGCGTAGGCAGGGAGAAAGGTATCACCGGGTACTGAGATATTGTCCTTAGTCTATGGTTTGTAGGCGAGGTTTCCCTCTGTAAACTTCGCGTTAAGATCTTAAAAAATTCATTGAGTTATCTATTTTTTGCCGGATACCGTGGGCTACGTCGCAAGCAATCGCTAATCAGAAATAAGCGCTGCGCTTCTTACTATTTACAAACACTGTACAAACAACCAGTAACTCCCGTACTATTATCTGGTCGGTCAGTAAGTTAGGGGAAGTGCAATGCGTGTGGATTGTTCATGTGGTGCGGGTGCGGTGGTTAGCCGCAGCGAACGGAACAAGCAAAACCCCAATGCTGCAGAATTATTCTGCTCATGTAAAAAACCCGAGTGCGGCCATTCGTTTGTGGCATCACTCGGGTTTAAACATGCCTTACAGTTACCAGCGAACTTTCCTGCTGGCTTATCGTTGGGCGCTTACGTGCAAGGCACACGCATTTATTGTGGGTGTAGTAAACGGGCGACTATTCAAAAAACTAACCGTCTTTCTGCCAATGTGAGTGATATTTACTGCCAGTGTTCTTGCGGTCATCGGTTTGTAATGTGCCGCGCGTATGCCTATACCCTTTCTCCTTCAGCGCTGACCACCAATGAACTGGCGATAGCGCTGATCCGCTCGGTTACGCCGTCTATTCGTCAGACGCTTCAGCAACAACTTGCCCTGTTTTAGCGTCTGCTTCCACTAATTCAAGTAAGTATGGCAACACCGTGTTATCTTCCTGATTCGCGGTGTTTTCAGCTGCACGGCTAATAAGCCAAGCGATTGCTTCGCTGTGATTTATTGACATCTCCCACCCCAAAACACTGTATGCATAAACAGTATATAAGGATGGGCAGATATGTCGAGCACACTTCACAATGATTGCCTCGATACTGTGAAGTGAATACATGTTATATGCCTTCCAAATAACATCGAAAATACGCATATTTACGCATAATCACTCGCGTTGCTATCAACGTTTTTTAAGCGCCCTAAACCTGAAATAATGCACCGTCCGTCGAATAGGTGTCATCGTGCCGATAGCGATTTTCCAGTTTTTGCTTTTATGCTGCCATTGCCTTGATAAGGCCCAATGTCATGCGACAATCAGCCAATGCGCGGTGCGCGTTTTCTTCCACCGTCACGCCTTCATGGGCAGCCGCTGCGGTCAGTTTATGCCAGCGGTATTGATGGCGAGAGTCACACCATTCGCCACGGTATTCGGCGTATTCAAGCATGATGCAGGTAGCGTTAATGCTGCGTTCCAGTTCATCTGGTACTGCACGGTCTTTTCCGTGGGAAATCATGCTGGTTTGCCAGATTACACGGATGTCATATTCCGCGTTGTAAATCGCCACCGGACGGCTGGCCAGCAACCCGGTAATCATGCCTTCTACTTCCAGCCAGGTTGGTGCCGTTTCTACCATGTCATTGGTGATGCCATGAATGGCGGTGGCTTCAGCGGGAATACGTTTACTTGGCTTAATCAGAGTGTTGATTAACACGTTACCGCGCCCATCAATAGCAGCAAATTCGCAGATTTCCGCATCTTCGCCAAGGCCAGTGGTTTCAGTATCGATAGTGATTGCGTTCGCCAGAACGTCACGCATGAAGGCTTTGAAATGGTCGGTGTTGGTCAGTTGCTCTCTGCCTTTTTTCATTCCTTGTACCTCATTCTCAAGTCTTCCATGTGCATGTCGGTCAGCAGTTGATTCATACACGTTTGCTCTGGCGGATCATACCGATTGAGGTATGACGCCCACCAATCAATGCTGGTTCGCCGCTCTGCTTTCGTTATATTGAATTTTCTCCATTTCGAACGCTCTTGCCTCAGGTTGTTGGCGAGCTGAATTCTTAACCTTCGCTGGTAGTCTATTTCTTGCTGCACGTTTTCAAGCTGATGGTGCAGGTATTCCAACCTGGCAATTTGCGCGTCTGTTGGGTTTTCATCGTTTTCAATCGCCTTATATTCGCGCTGCATGTTGGTGATGGTTTCTTCCTTTGCCTGTTCCAGCTCACGCTTGATGTAATCGTTTCTGGCGTTGGCCTGCCACTGGCGATTGTTTACCGCCCAGCCTAGAAAGTTATCCAGATGGGTGGTTGCGTTTGGGCCCGTAAACGTGATTTGCCAATGGCCAACCGCAAACACGCCGCGCTCGCGCTTCGCCTCATACGCTGCGCGAATTTCTTCATCCAGTGCCACCATCTTGGCTTTAATTTTTTCGATGCGCTGTTCCCGTTCTTCTTCAGTCAGTTTCTTGCTGTTTTTGGTGATCTGGTGAATTTTCTTCTGCTGCTTGAGTTTCATTTGTGCACGAACGGCGGTGGTGTCGTGGTGTGCATTGGTACGCGCCAGCTTTTCTTCACACTCAGCGATGATGGCGGCCATGTTGTCGGCTTGCCACGTCATGATGTCTTCGAACCCTTCGGCGCGGGCGGTTTTGCTGATGCCATAACGGTTGCCACGAATCATCCCCTGGTTCTCTTTGCCACCTTTGGCGGTGTAAGCCACGGCTTTTACCAGATAGCTTGCACCTGCCCCCGTGCTTTGCATTCGTTGTAGATTTGCAAAGCCATTTCCCCACATTTTTTCCAAACGGCCAGCCCAGGCAAAGAAATGCGTTTTCGGCACTTCCCAGCGAACCAACAAGTGAACGTGCGGATTGGGAACACCGTCTTCATTCGCGGGCATTTCCGCCACCCAAATGTAATCAAGCGGCGCAGCGGTTTTTTTCCACTTCCCGTTTACCTGCTTCCAGCGTGGGTTTTGTTTAATCTTGTCTTTCTGATCACCACGGCGAATTGGTGTAAATTTACCCGCTGCTATGTGACGCCCACACTTTTCACCCGCCAGCTTTTCCTTTGGCTCACCGCGCCTGGTGCGGCGTGGCATAAACGTCGGAACCCAACCGCGCTGGTAAGTTTTCTGTGCGAGGTCGATAAAGTGGCTGACTTCCTTGCCGATTGAGCTATCCGGCGTGAAAGCATGCACTTTGCTATATACCCCACAGGCGCGAATACACGGTGCACCCACATCAAAAATATCGTTGCCGTTTTCATCAACGCCGATGTGCTTCACCTCCGCAGGGTTGACGGCGGCTAAGTCGCCTTCCTTGCCCATGTCATCCAGCCAGGAAAATTCCCCCGCGGCGGTCACTCGCTTGGGCTCTTTCCCGATGGCATTCATCACCACAACAGTGCCTGCCACACCGGGCTTGATACGGTTTTTGGATTGCGGTTTGGGGCTCAGGATCCGTGCTTTCTGTTCGTCGCTGAATGTGAGCGTGGCGAATGTAGTAAACCCACCGCGCAGCACCTGCACGTAAGCGCCGGATGTGATGATTTTGGAAACGGCTCCTTGTGTGAGGTAGTTGGTAAACCGATCACCGGCCTGCGCTGGCGGTGCTTCTGATGTGCGCATCTGTGCAGCCACACGGATACGCCATTCATTCGACCATTCGCGGTGTTGCAGCTTTGCCACCACGGGGGCATTCACCACAAAGCCATGCGCCTGAAGACATTTCACCGGGTTATTTTTCCAGTCCAGTTCAATGTCTGTGAATGCGTGCGCGGCAAACGGGGCGAGCAATGTTGCGTTTTCACCCATGCGTGGTTTCCGCACCATGGCTGCCAGCTTGCTGATCCGCTCACGCTTCTTGCGAATGCGCTCTTTCGCTGGTTTTGCCTCCTTATCGGCTTTCTCTGCTGCCAAAACCAGGCGTTGCGCTTCAATTTGCTCTCTTGTCGGACTTTTGCGCCACTGGACAAGGCTATTATCCCCAGCCGCTGCGCGGCTGCCCTGCGGGGCCAGTTCGGGTGGTAGGTACGGTTCGCGATAACCGATAGCTCGCTTTAATGCTTCATCGTTTGAGTGATCATCACGAAAGAATTCCGCCGAGCCGATTTTTTCAGGCCCGGCGTTGGTGAACTGCCTGATTTCTTGTTGAGTGAAGAAGCTGGATTTCATACCGATGCAAACTCCTGCGCATCAACCACCAGAAAACCACCTTGGTTTTGGCCTTTCAGGAGCACGTTGTTGACGTTTTCGGGGCAGTCCAACTGCTGCATGGCTTGTTGAATAGCGATGTCTTTGGATTCGAATTCACCCAGTTGAATGTTCATCACTTCGGCGGTGTCGGCATGGCGCACAATCGCGCCGTCTGCACTGAGGAAGATGGCAAGGAAATTATTCATGCTGCAATCTCCTGCGGTTTCTTCAGGTCTGCCAACTTCTCTATCAAACGGTCTTCTATCGCGTTGATGGTTTCCGGCGTAAAGGTCTGGCCGTGGGTGGTGTCGAGGTAGATAGCGCTTGCACCTTGCTGCAGGTCTACAATTTCCACCTGCATTTCCTGGCGGCTGGCCCATACCGAAACATCGACAAAAAAGCGGGTTCCCACGCTTTCTGCACTCAGCCAAATCAGTCCGTCTATCGCAGTTTGCAGGTCTTTCACTTGCGGCTCTTCCATGGTGTTCACCTTTTTAACAGACGAAAAGTCCCCTCATGAGGGGCAACCGTCTTGCTTGTTGTTAACGGAAGTCGGAGGGCAGTGTTTTTTCGATGTGGCCCACGGCGTTGTTAAAGCGACGAATGACGCCTGAAAACTCGGTCAGGCCTCGGCGTATTTTTTCGCGGGTCAGGTCGTCCAGCTCGTTGAAGTTTTTATCGCGCAGGTTGTGGTCTGCTCGGCCTGTTAACAGGATAATTCCGCGCACTCTTTCATCTAACCCGTTGTAAACCATGGCTATCTGGCTTTGTTTGTAGCCACTGGTAAATAATGCTTTGGCTGCAGCAATGCTTTCTTTCGCTGGCGGCGCTGGGGCGTTGGCGGCTTCTTCTACCATTGCCTCAAACTGCTTGAGGTTATGCGGGGTGCTGGTAAGTGCAAATGCGTTGCTCATGGGGTTTCTCCTTATGTGATGCCGGGCAGGGGAAAGCCTGCGGCAACATCTGCGCCCATGGCGAGAAGCGGCTGTATCCCTGCAGTTTTGTATTCGATGGTGTTGATGACAGAAACAAAATTGCGAATACCGGCACTCGCAATGTTTCTGATGCGGTCACGCTCGGTACGCGGTAGACGGCTGCCGTTGGCGTTTTGCAGAACGACTTGCGCTAACTCGCCGGAATACTGGCTGGCTTTCAGCGCTTGAACAGCCAGTGTCGCTTCCTGGTCTGGACCTTTCAGCGGGGCTCCAACATAGTTGACGCTCTGCAAAACACCCTCGATAAGCTCTGGTCGGCCGGAAGCATGGGTGATTTCAATCAGTTGCTCGACAGTCAGTTTGGCGTCGTCGTAATTGGGGTTTATGCGCTTGCGGATGGTGCCCGCTGCGTAACCCAATTCACGCTCTAACTGGCTGGAAAGTCTCAGTGCTGCAAAGGCATGACACCCAGACTTCCATCCCTTCAGGACACTCTCACGTGAACCGTCTATTTGATTATTTTGAGCCATGACAAATACTCAATTGAGGACACAAGGCAAGAAAAGAACTGCAATTGCGAAGGTGTGATACCAAAAAGGTAACTTTTCGAACGGCAGCTTTTCTTTTGAGTAATTAGCCGAATTCATGCGGCATGCCCGAGGATTTGATTTGCTTCACGGCTCGCCTTTTCCGTCATAGCGATCACGTTGACCATTGGGGTTTCGCCTTTTTTGACTTTGGGGGCGGTGATGATTTTGCCTTGGGTAATCCAGTCTTTGACAGTGCGGTGAGTCATACCAGTGAAGCGAGCATACTCCTCACTGGTCATATACGGCGCAGGTATTGCTACTGAAAATGACAACATGGTGATATCCTTTTGGGTTGGTTTTAGTATTTCGACGTTTCGAAAGCGCTTTTGACGCACTCTTTCGTAACAACAATTTCTTTTAGATGAATACTAGAACTCAAATGATGATTAATTCAATACAAAACATCAAAAGATTTCTTTATGGGGCTTTTTGATTTCTAGTTTCGTGACTTCTCTCACGATAACATTTCATTTGATTGCAAGGAGATGACATGGGAAGGCTGATACCGAAAATTCCACCTTTTGAGTATTTGGGGGGTGAGGAAATCATCAGCAGGCTCAAAGAAATCACTGGCACTGAAAAAGATTTGCAACTGGCAGATGTTTTCGGGATACCTGCAGGTACGATTTCGACATGGAGGAAACGAGGCCTTACACCTTATGAGCTTATTCTTCGTGTTTGCCTCTCTAACAACATCAACCTTGAAGCATTGGCATTGGGGAAAGGCGAACTATATAAGGCCGATGATGTGCGAGCACCTTACGCCTTCTTACCTGCCAAACAACTACACAATAACAAGTTGGTAGATCTTGAATCTGTCGCCTTGGATTTGTCTTTCCTTTCTGACGAGCTTTCGCGTGAAAACTGTTTAGTTGTTTTCAGCAACGTTGGCAGTTACCTAGTTAACACCGATGAAATTTCTCCAACATCAGGCAACTATCTGATTGACGTTGATGGTGTTTTCTCTATTAACAAAGTGCGCCGCTTGCCTGGTAAAAGGCTGTCGGTTGATTTCGATGGGTCACTTGTTGATGTGGCCGAAGGAGATATCAAGGTGATTGGCCGAGTGGCGATGAGTATGGTGAAGGGTTGATAGAGTGGATTTTGATAAGCTGATGGAATCGGCGTCTTTAAGACTAACTTGAAACCCACTCAGCCCAAAGAGGTTCCTTTGGCAGTTCGAAACCTAAAAGACGGTAGCAAAAAGCCATGGCTTTGTGAGTGCTACCCAAGCGGGCGCAATGGCAAACGCATTCGTAAACGCTTTACCACCAAAGCCGAAGCAAACCAATTCGAACATTTCACTATGCAGCAGGTGAAGGATGCACCTTGGCTAGGTGAAAAGGTCGATAATCGCCGTCTTTTAGATATGGTGGATATTTGGCACCGCACCCACGGTTTTTCTTTGGCACAAGGCAAATACACACTGAACCGCCTGAACTTCATTGCGGAATCATTGGGCAACCCGTTAGCCGCACAATTTTCCGCAAAGATGTGGACCAATTACCGTGAACAACGCATCGCGGGGTTAGTGAAAAATGCGAAAGGGAAATTCGTTGCAGTGAAAACCTCCACAATCAACCATGACCAGGCGGTTTTCAATGCCATGATTGAGGAGCTGATTCGCACTGGTGAATGGCGTTGGGATAACCCACTGGGCAAGGTGCGTTCATTCAAACAACACGAAACGGAAATGGCGTTCCTGACGGATGAACAGATCACCGCTGTATTGGCAGCGGCCAAAGTTCACAGCAATGCATCGCTTTATCCTATTATCAAAGTGTGCTTAGCAACCGGCGCTCGCTTTAAAGAAGCCGAGCAACTTCGTGGCGCTCAGTTGAGCCGGAACAAAATCACGTTCTCGAAAACCAAGGGCAAGAAAAACCGGACAATTCCCATCAGCCCTGCCCTTTATGATGAAATCTACCAACCCACATCAGGCCGTTTATTCAAGAACTGCTACAACAGCATGTGGCGGATGATTGATGATTTAATTCCTGATTTACCCGAAGGCCAAGCCACCCATGTTTTCCGCCACACTTTCGCCAGCCATTTTATGATGAAAGGCGGAAACATCGTTGTTCTTCAAAGAATCTTGGGCCACACCGACATCAAGCACACCATGCGTTACGCCCATTTCGCACCCGATCACCTCGAGGATGCGATAACAAAAAACCCAATATCCCACCTGTTTTAG